GGCAAATACATGTTTGGGCATTTTGAATTGCCCGGTTACATGATGAACGCCATGGTTGCCATGCCCGATCACGGGGAAATTACTGGCAACGACATGCAGGGATTTGAGCACGTATTTACAGGGCATTTCCACAAGCGCCAAACACAGCGCAACGTTACATATATCGGAAATGCGTTCCCTCACAACTATGCTGATGCCGGAGACGATGAGCGGGGCCTAACTATTTTGGAATGGGGCAAGCCAGCAGAGTTCCATGCATGGCCCAATCAGCCTGTGTATCGTGTTTACCAGTTAAGTGATGTGCTCAAGAACACAGATACTTTACTCAAACCGAATATGCATTGCCGTGTTAATTTGGATATTGATATCAGTTACGAAGAAGCAACGTTTATTAAAGAAACGTTTGTAGATCAATATAAGCTACGTGAGATTACTCTTATTCCAGCTAAAGTAACAGATTTGACAGAATACGAAATACAGGGTAATATAGCATTTGAATCAGTAGATCAAATTGTATTTGGTCAACTCAATGCTATCGAAAGCGAACAATTTAATAAAACCTTACTGCTGGACATCTACCGCAATCTATGACATTTAAGATTAAAGATTTAACCGTTAAGAACTTTATGAGCGTGGGTAATGCTACCCAGGCAGTTAACTTCGACCGTCAAGACTTAACCTTAGTGCTAGGTGAAAACCTAGACTTAGGCGGGGACGATAGCGGCGCACGTAACGGTACAGGTAAAACTACTATTATCAATGCGTTGAGCTTTGCTTTATACGGCAATGCGCTAACTAACATCAAAAAAGACAATCTTATTAATAAGACCAATGCCAAGAACATGTTAGTTACCATTGACTTTGAAAAGGATGGCATTGACTATCGCATTGAACGTGGTCGTAAACCCGGCATTATGAAGTTCTTTGTGGGCACAGAAGAAAAAGAAATTACCGACGATGCCCAAGGCGACAGCAGAGAAACACAGGCAGAAATTGAACGTATGTTAGGAATGACGCACGATATGTTTAAGCATATTGTTGCGTTGAATACTTACACAGAACCATTTTTGTCATTGAAAGCCAATGATCAACGTACTATCATCGAACAGTTGTTGGGCATTACTTTATTATCTGAAAAAGCAGACAAGCTCAAAGAGCTAATTAAAGCAACCAAAGATGCTATTACCCAAGAGGAATATCGCATCAAGGCAGTTAACGATGCCAACACTCGCATTAAAGATCAAATTGAAGCAACTAAGCGTAGACAAAAGACTTGGTTAGATAAGCACGATGCTGACTTAACTACTATGGCCACAGCCTTGGGCGAGTTGCTGGAAATTGATATCGACGCAGAACTTAAACTGCACACAGCATTAGCAGAATATAAAGAAAAATCTAAAACAATCACTGATCTACGAACATGGATTAAGCAGTGTGAAAAAGATGAGCTCCGTGAACAAAAACAAATCGATCAACTAAAAGCAGAAATTGCTAGTTTAGAAAATCACACATGTCATTCTTGTGGACAAGACTTTCACGATGAGAAACAAGAAAAGTTGTTAGAGGACAAACGTAAGGCACTACAGGAAGCCGCCCTCCAAGCACTAGCAACAAACACTCAGTACATGGAACATACTGACGAACTAAAGAAACTTGGAGAGCTTGGAACTAAACCCGAAACGTATTACAATAAGGAAAGCGATGCTGTCCATCATCGTAGTACGCTAGAAGCATTGCAAACACAACTTGCAAACAAAGCAGACGAGCAAGATCCTTACACAGAACAAATTAAAGAAATGGAAGAGCATGGACTAGAGGAAGTAGATTTCTCTGCTATCAATGATCTTACTAGTGTCAAGGATCACCAAGAATTTTTACTTAAACTGCTAACCAATAAAGATTCGTTTATCCGTAAACGTATCATTGATCAGAACTTAAGTTATCTTAACGCACGGTTAGGACAATATTTAGATCGCATTGGCTTGCCGCATACTGTAAAATTCAACAACGACTTAACTGTTAGCATTACAGAATTAGGACGTGACTTAGACTTTGATAACTTGAGCCGCGGTGAACGCAATCGTGTTATTTTAAGTTTGTCATGGGCATTCCGTGATGTTTGGGAAAGTTTGTATCAGCCCATTAACTTGTTGTTCATTGATGAATTAATTGATTCTGGCATGGACTCTAGTGGGGTTGAGAACTCACTTGCTATCCTTAAAAAGATGAGCAGGGAAGGGAACAAATCAATTTGGCTTGTATCCCACAAAGATGAATTGCAAGGGCGTGTACACAATACACTCCGAGTAGTTAAAGAAAACGGTTTTACAACTTATAACACTGACGTAGAAATCACTTGATTAAAGAATATTTTTATTACAGACGCAATCTTGATAACTATATGCATGTCATGGACTTACCAGGGTGTTACTGTAGAATCGTTACCTGAAGATTGTGTTGGTTTTGTTTATCTCATTACTAACACATCATCAGGACGAAAATATATTGGGAAAAAGCTAGCAAAATTTAGCAAAACCACATACAAAACAGTAAAACTTAAAAACGGCAACAAAAAGCGCAAAAAAATCAAATCTAAAATAGACAGCGACTGGCTCACTTATTATGGCTCAAACGACGCTCTTAACAAAGACGTCGAAAACTTAGGCTCCGACAAATTCACCCGAGAAATCCTCTTTTATTGTAAATCAAAATCCGAATGCAGTTATATTGAAGCAAGAGAACAATTTCGACACCAAGTCTTAGAATCAGCAGATTACTATAACGGACAAATCTCTGTCCGTGTCCATGGCTCCCACATTTTAAACAAAATTTAAGGCACAACTAACAGTTTAAGCTAGCGCAGGCTAACCTCGTGCGCCCTTATACCTGGATCTAGGATCGCAGGGACGGAAATTCTCTTCGCTGTAAAGAGTACTCAATCACTACCCGAGAAGGATGTAGACTGCTAATGCCGCAGTTTGATTGTTTGAATAGGATTCTATGGCTAGAAAGACGTGCTAGTGATAGCACACGGTTTATATGTATGTTAGCGTATAGATATAAGCCCGCCGTTGTAAAAGACGCAACTCGAGGTACCGGACAACCGCCTCTGTAATGTTGTAACGCTAAGTGACTGTGCTACTCAGATGAAGTTCAGTTCTTTGCCCTGTGCGGGCAAAGTGTGACCAATTAATCTAGATGAAGACTTAAATCGCTTCGCGCTTTGCTTTAAAAATAATGTTTCTGAGTGTTAACGAAGAAACAGATGTCTTTAGACATCTTAAAAGAATGGTAGTCCTGATTCTTTTGTTGTTTCAATATTATCGTTAATAATATCCCTTATGATTGATCTTTCCTCGTAGGAAAGCATAGTTGCGTCATCATAGGTTATACTTCCTCGCATATACCAGCACATCTGTAGGAGTTGTTTCTTAATGGCTTTTGTGTCTTTGTCGAATCTCTCAACGAAACTGACAATCTCCTCATTTGAATCAAATGACAAAAGCCTTAATCGAAAAAATTTGTTTGCTCAAATACAAACGGAACCACATAATCTTGTCCGCATTCGGGGTTTTCGCAAGTTAAGTGAATATCGTTCCAAGTCGATTGTTCTTTGATAGCAGTTAGCTTTCCTTTAATTGCATCCCAAACTGATTTATCGCAGTTATTTAAAAACTCTCTGATAAATGCTGGGTTGGCTACTTTTTGTCCATCTGCTGTTATTATGTACTCAACTGAGTAAGCGAATTGGTTAATAGTATCCGAAAGCATCTTGGAGAAGATTTCTTCGATTTGCTTATTTTTCTCTTCTTCTGTGATATCACTACGTTGAATAGCCTTTAACAGACGTTGTTCATCAAAGGATTTTTGATTATTATTATTGTAGTGTTCGTAGTCATGCGGTCTTAAGCCAATTGATAAATCACCGACTTGCAATGGTGTAGCCCAATCGCCGGGGCGAATGTTGCCCATTAACACAGTTAAATCTAAAGTTTTCTCTTGCTCTGTTTCGCAATGTGGGCAAGTAGCGGTGAAGTCTAATTCTTTGCCGTATGTTGCTAAACGTATTGCTAACAGCAAAGTATCTAAGTCAACAACTGGCATTTTCCACGGATCTTTAATAGATGGACAGCAACTAGCAATAACGCTGGCAGTGCCGGATCCGTTCATTAAAGCATCGGGGGTTTTAAGTGTAATTTCATCTTTTGCTGTCATTGCGTAGACTGGAATATCGCCTGTAACAGGAATATCTACAGTCCCAGCTGGGTACCAACGCCCTTGACTTGGTAACTTAATGTACAAAATTGGTTGTCTAAAATGCTTTGCTAACGGATTATTGCTCGAAGCTGACATGGTTTTTAACTCCATAAATAATTGATATAAGTACTTATCATTTGGAATTAACGGCGTAGATTAAAATGGCAGACGACATTAACGTAGAACACACACAATCCGCATTTGACAAATTAGCAGCCGCAGCCGATGCGAACGCCGCTAGTATTAACGC